CCAGCAGCCAGGATGTTATAAAGGAAGCGTGGCAAAGTATCATCACCCGTGTAATATCAGGTGTGTGTAAAAAGAAACTGTTCACAATTGATCCTTACAATTATCTCCGCCGGTGTGTACGCAGCTATTTCAATGAAAGGAAAAGGGAGCGTATGGTATTGGTCGGGACACCGGAAAGGAGAAAAGGGCAAATGACCTATGATGAGATTATGGAAGCATTATAATTCAAAACAGATTAAAAATGAGTGAAACAAAAATCATATTAGATGCCTGTTGTGGCAGCCGTATGTTTTGGTTCGACAAGGAAAATCCTTGGACCTTGTTTGCTGACATTAGATATGAAGATCATATTCTTTGCGACGGTCGAAGTCTGAAAGTTCATCCGGATATTGTATCTGATTTTACCAATATGCCATTCCTAAATGAATCTTTTAAACTGGTAGTCTTTGATCCGCCCCATCTTCTAAATGTGGGTAAAGAAAGTTGGTTGGCCAAGAAGTATGGTAAACTTCCCGAAGATTGGCCAAGGGTGATAAAAAAAGGAATTGATGAATGCTTTCGAGTACTTGAAAATTACGGCGTTCTCATTTTTTAAATGGAATGAAGACCAGATAACGGTTAAAGAAGTATTGAAAGCCATCGGACGGCAGCCGTTGTTCGGTCACACCACCGGAAGGCATGGCAAAACTATGTGGATGTGTTTTATGAAACTACCAATTAACGTATAACGGAACAGAAATGAAAAAGACTTTTAAACAATGGGCTAAACAGGATAAAGATTTGAATGTTTTTTTGTGCCCAGGTGATTATATTGACGAAAGGTTATACAACTACATAGCGGATATCATACCTCCTGCATATTGCTCAAGAGACCTTATGCAAGGATGCGATGCCATTAAAAATGAAGGCGATGTATTATATTACATCACAGTGTACAGAACCGATGATAATCAGTACTTATATCTCGGTGTTTTACCAGAATTTAAACAGTAATTTAAACCGGAACAAAAATGAGTAAATCAGGAGAATATATTGAAATCAAGAGTTTTTTGGTAGTCAATCCCAACTTCCCGGTTATCACAAAAGAAAGTGCTCTTAAAGCCGTTGCAATGGCAGAGGAAGAAATGAAACGGAAAGCCATCGAAGTTCTTTCCTCTGTTTTGGATAACTGGGTACATGGCGGTGATGCAGATTGTATCATTGCCGAATTTGAAGAAAAATTAAATCTCATCTGAAATTATGGAACAGAATAAGAAAGAAGTAGTCTTTGACGGAAAGGATCTTATATTTAACGTGGATGATATAGAAGTAAAGAACGGCAAACTGTCTGATTCTTTCAGTATAAAAGAGCGTTACGAGATAAGCGCGGAAAGCCTTTCTATGCTTATCGTGGCGTTGAGTGATGGGAATACGCTGGCTAAATTAATTGATGACTTCCCCCGAAAATCACGGACGATATATCCCATGAAAGATGAGTATGTCAAGAAGCTTGTTGAAGAAGTATCCAAGCTGGAAAGCGAAGTCAAATCCCTGCAGGAAAAGGTCTACAAAGAAAGGGAAAGAGTTTCAGATGAAAGATACAAGCGTCACATGCTGGGAAAATTGATTAAAGAGCACAATAAACGCTCTTGGTGGGGACGGACAGAAAGGATTGAACTGGAAATGGAGGAATAACCATGAATGAAGAAGAAATATCGAATGCTGTGAGTAGTATAGAGTGCACAAATATAGCAGATACTATAGATGGAGTACAACAAGTAAATGCGAGTTTTGATCCATTAAAACGAATATCAGAGAAGGAGGTGAATCATGAGGGATAAGTCAAGAGTGAAACATATAATGGTACAGGCAAAAATAAGCGCAGAGGCTGCTGATAAATTGGATAATATTGTAAAGGAATATAAGTTTAACAGTAGATATGAGGTCATGCAATATTTGTTGTCTGCATTCATTGAAAGAGCTGATTGCGGTGCTGAGTATGATGGAAGCAACAAGAATGAATTAGAGCTGATGGACATATTCCAGCGTCTTAGAAGCGTGCAGGACAGGGCTAACACAGTCAAACCGTCTGCGTATGATGATATCAAAAGGGTTGTATCGGTATTTATCTACAGAGTTACTAACAGGAGACGGTATGTATCAAGCTGCATAACGGAAAGCGGAAAGCGGATGGTGCAATCAAGCAGGAAAGAACAGGCATTAGCGGAAGTATTCCGGTATCTGTACCCGAAATTAGCACAACGATTACAGGTAATCGGACGTAATATAGGGGTAAATGGTTACGACAATATTATAAAGGAGTTGCTAGAGATGTCCCCTGTATCTTCGGACGGCATACATAACGATGTGAATACGGAGGTAAGTGGTTTAATGGGACAGAATAAATACGGAGTAGTTCCCGTTACCACAAGAACTAAGAGGGTAGAAAATGAGCAGGGATTACAATTACAGGAAGATGATCGGCTCCACAGCGTGGAGAAAGACAAGGAGAAGAAAGCTTGAGAAGTCACCGCTATGCGAGATGTGCGGAAGGAATGGCATAATCACGCCGGCGACAGAGATACACCATGTTATACCGTGTGAGACAGCGCGGACGGTGGAAGAGATGAGACGTCTCATGTTCGATGAGGATAATTTGCAGTCACTATGCCATGACTGTCATTCATCGGTTCATGCTGGAATGAGGTCGCATAGTAGAATCAAGGTGAGAGAGAACGCGAAACGTTCGCTGTCCCGGTTCAAAGAAAAATTTATCTCGTAAGCCGGGGGGGGTATTTTTTTAACCGCCCGGGACTTCTCAAATCCACTCCCACTAAGCATCACAAAATTTGGTTTTGAAAATTTGGATTTGGGGGCGACGTTTTGGGATTACCCGAAATGATATCAAGATTGTAAAAATAGGTAATATTAAAATATTTAACACAATGAAGAAAAAGAGTGAGGAACAACGGGCGGTCAGCAAGAAAATAAAAAATCAGAGGGATGCGATCATTAAAACATTGAAGGATGTGAACAAGTATTCCAAGGAGCTGAATTGCCAGATTGATATATTTTCCCGGTTGTATCTGTTGTTTAAAAAAATCACAGAGGAAGTTTTAGATGAAGATTACACTATCGTATATGAGGAGAAGAGCAGGGAGGGACATATAAGAAAACGGATTGACCCTTTGGCGCGCGTCCCGTTTGAACAGGCTTCACCGCTAATGAAATTATTGAAAGGATTGAAAATGAATATGGAAATGACCAAGCCGGATGATGGCGGAAGCCGTGCTCCTAGTCCTTTGGATAAGCTGATGGAGAATATCAACAATGTGAATGACGGAGAGGACGAATGATGAATGAATGGGAGGAGAAAAAGGCACTGAAAAAAGGATATACGGATAGGCTGGCGTCTGTTGATTTGGATAGGTACAATCTAACGAAGATAGACGGTCGGCTCTTTTCATATATATACGGCGTGCAGTCGCGCCCAGAGGGGCATAACCTGTACGAGGTTCTTTCTGTGTTGAAATTCCTCCGTCTGATGGACACTTACACGTTCCGGAAAAAAAGAGTGAAAGTGTTCGTTGCCTTATACGAGAGCCTTAAATTTTCGGGGATAAACGGACGCCGCAGTTATAAGCTAACCCCCGTGCAGTATTTCCAGTTTGCCTCTATACTGGGGTTTTACAGGTGGGAAGATATAGGCAGTGTGGAAGATATGACGGAAAGGAAGAAGGGAACAAAAGTTGTCAACGGGCGTGTGATGGAGTTGAGGCGGCTGGTAAGGGAGGCTATTCTGTTCGTTCCGAGAAAGTTTTCAAAGACCACCTCCACGGCTTCTCTTGCTGTTAATGACCTGCTTTTTGGAGATGCGAACGCGCAGGCGTACACGGGCGCAAATTCAGGCAGACAGGCTAAAATATGTTTCAACGAGATAAAGGGTATTATTAATCAATTAGATCCGGAAAGACGCAGTTTCAAGACAAACCGTGAATGGCTGGGGTGGAGGTCTACCAACACATACGGGAAAGAATCCTTTGTGGAATGTTTGTCGGGAGGTGGCGACGCAAAGGACGGTCTTAACGCATCTCTATTTATATTTGATGAGTATGCACAGGCAAGGTATGTAAAGGATCATTCGGAGGGTGCGGAGCTTATGCAGGTAATGGTGTCCTCCATGGGTATGAGACGGGAGCCTCTGACGGTGATCATAACCACGGCGAGCCGCATTCCTGACGGTCCATTTGCTGTAGAGTTGGAGAATGCGAAGAAGGTTCTATTAGGAGAATATGACGATGATACACAATTCGCGTCATTGTTTATGCCGGATGAATGGGAGCTTGACGATGAACACATGAGCGCTCCGGAACTGTGGAAGAAATGTAATCCGCATATCGGTATAACGGTACAGGAAGGCTATTACCGCCAGATGTGGAACAAGGCGATACGCAATGTTGAGGCTATGATAGAATTTAAAACCAAGTTGCTTAATGTCTTTGTTGCGGGCTCCGTGAAACCATGGATAACACAGAATTTCGCCCATTCCTTGTCCATGAACATCAACTTAGAGCAGGTAAAGGGCAGACCGTCCGCTATGGTGGCTTTTGACTTGTCCGTTTCTGATGACCTTTCCGCAGTGGTTTACAACATATATAGCAAGGAGGATAAGAAATTCTACCTGTTTATGGACAGTTATATACCTGAGGATACGCTAGAGACGCACCCGAACCGCGAGCTTTATAGGATGTGGGTGGATGGCGGCTGGCTGAAAGTCTGCCCCGGTGCTGTCATAGATATGGACATGATCATAAATGACATATTAAGGCGTGACCGTAATTTATTTATATGCCGGATAGGCTATGATGCTTATAAGGCAAATGAGATACGCAACGCGCTTGCAGCGGGGCTTCTGGGGCACGGGAAGAACCCGGATAAGATACTACGTGCCGTTCCTCAGACCTACGGGGCGTTCACATCACCGGTAGAATCGCTGGAACTGGCGGCGAAGAGCCGCCCGGCTCACCTTGTTCTCGCTTATAACCCTATCCTGTTCTGGAATTTCGGTAACTGCTACATAGACGAAGACAAGATGTGCAACAAAAAGCCGTTGAAAAGAAAGGAAAATCTTAAGATTGACGGTGCGATAGCTTCCTTAATGACATTTTGGCTCTACAATAACACGGAACAGGGGTAACCATAAACAGCTAATTGTCCGGTATATGTAAGTTATGACTTAATATATGGACAATTTTTTCAGATTTTTCAAGAGGGAATCGGCGCCGCTCCCCTCTTTCATAGACAGCGGTTCGGATGTGGCAATTGAGGATACGCAGGAGGATTCCGGCAGTACGAAATCGACGGGCGGGGATTACCGGGAGAACATATCCTACGTGGGTACCCCGTGGGCAGCGTTGAATATAGCTGCAGTATACCGCGCCGTAAACCTGCTTTCGAGTTCCGCCGCCACGCTGACCCTTCAATACAAGCGCAAGGACAGGGCGAAGAACTATTTCAAGCTGAACGATTCAAAGGAAGGCAGGCGGATAAACTACCTGCTGGGTGCACGTCCTAATGATCGTATGAATTCGTACACCATGATAAAGTACACAGTTGCCCAACTGCTTCTACAGGGTAACGCTTTTATCTATCCCGTGCGTAATTCGTTTCATGAAATCGTATCTTTCATTTTGTGTTCCCCCGGTTCGGTAACCTATGACGTATACGCCAATCAGTATACGATTAACGACATAACCAACGGAATAAGCGCGACGGTAGGTCCGAAAGACATACTCCATTTCAAGAACATGTGCCTTGATGGAGGGTATTGGGGTATGTCTACCATTGCATACGCCAAACAATGCCTGAGTATCACCGCCACATCTGACAGTGAGACACTGAAACGCTTTGCCACGGGTGGACGTTTTAAAGCTATTCTTCAAGATAATACGACTGTTCAGGGATACGGAAAGTATCAGGATGAGCAGTTGAAGAATATGGGGATGGACATTCAGGACACGTTGAACCGTGGCGGGGATATACTGGCTGTTTACGGTGACGGAAAATTAACCCCTATAAGCATGTCATCAGCCGACATGCAGTTTCTGGAAAGCCGGAAATTCAATATCCGGGAAATTGCCCGGTTCTTCAACATTCCGCCTAGCAAGCTTATGGACGATTCCAACGCCAACTATAAGAGCGTTGAGATGTCCAATGTAGCCTTTTACGTTGAGGCGTTGCAACCGATTATCACCGAGATAGAGCGTGAGTTTGCATCCAAGCTGCTTGATGAAACCACCTATATGGATTACAAGTACACATTCGACCTTTCCGCCTTGTACGCCCTTGATGTTGACAGCAAGAGCAGATGGCAGAAAACGCGTCTGGAAACGGGCCAGGCAACCGTTAACGATATACGTAGGGACGATGACCGCCCGCCGGTGGATAAGGGGGATGATGTATACATAAGCACCAATCTTGCAGTATTGGGAAGCCCTAAGATGTCCGGAGAAACAGTTACAAATCCAACGAATATGAACGATAACAAGAAAGGAGAAGACGATGAGTAGGGAATTGCGTGTATTGACCATGGAAAAGATGAAAGCCCAGATAAGGGACGTACAGGATGAAGAATTGGAGCTGCTGCAAACATGGGGTATGGCATGTGAGAGTGTGATTATAGACATGACAAACCGCACATTTGAAGAGCTGGAAGTATGGGAAGATGCTCACGGGAAAGGGTTTCCGGAGGCCTTAGAATCAGCCATGTTACTACTTGTAGCCCATTTGTTCAGGAACAGGGAGCCGGTTTCATCCGTAACCCAGAATATGGTCCCTTTCACCATATCGATGCTTGTGAAGCCTTATGTAAAACTTTCCAATAGAAGTGAATTATGATATCAGCAGGGACATTAACGGAAAGAGTGGACGTTATGACGCCCGAGATAAGCCGGGGTGGCATGAATGAGCAGGTGGTTGAATACAGGAAAGCGGCTACCGTATGGGCTAATGTGCAGTTTCAGAGAGGGGCGCGAGCTTTGACGGCCGGTGAGGCTTGGATGAACAGTTCTGTAGTTGTGACAATGCGCTACCTTTCCGTTGTTACAGACCGTTGCCGGTTGGTATGGGACGGGAAAACCTACAGAATCGATTCATGTAACCGGTCCAAGAGGGACGGGAGTATTACCATCACGGCTTCCATACTGGATGAGGGGAACGGTTTCGGGTAAGCCGGAAACAGGTTTTTAAAGGATATAAAAAGGGCGTTCCCTAAAGGGGCGTTTGAAAGTTGTAAATAAATAGAAAAAGATATGGATAATTCCAAGAAGAGAGAGGTAAGATACATGACCGGTGAGCGATTCCAGCCAAAGATCCGTGAGGCGGAGGACGGGGACGATAGCCGGGTAATCGAGGGTTATGCGATTGTGTTTGGTGTCGAGAGCCGTATGCTTGTGGACTATTGGGACAACTACCGTGAGATCATAGAGCCGGGAGCCATTACGGAGGACGATTTGAAGCGGATGGATATCAAAATGACTTTGTGGCATAACCGGGAGAGACTGTTGGCCCGGTGGAAGAGAGGCGAAGGCTCGCTTTTGCTTTCCGTGGATGAGGTAGGCGTGAAATATAGATTTGCTGCTCCGTTAACACAGGACGGAACCACCGCTTTGGAGCTGGTGAAGAGAGGGGATCTTGCGGGATCTTCATTTACATATTGGAGTGACGAAAGTTCCAGTGTAAGATACACCAAGGACAATGAAGATGTGCTATTGAGGCATGTAACCCGTATTGACGAGGTTTTTGAAATGACCATAGCGTCTGATCCGGCGTATGTGCAAACTAGCGTTACCGCCCGCGAGGTGGAGGCTTCCGGCATTGTGTTGCACCCGGATAACAGGAGACGGGAAATAATTGAGAATGAAACCGCTTATGCGGAATTGAGAAAAATAGCTAGTAAGAAAATTTTTTAATCATTTTGTTTTATGAATAAAGGAAAGAAAGTGAATGTACAACAGTACATTACCAGACGAGAGGAAATCAAGGTACGTCTTAACGAGATTGTAGATCTGGCTGAATCGGAAAACAAACGTGCGTTTACCGAAACAGAGAATGACGAGATCGAGTGTCTGAAACGCGAGATGAATGCTTTGGATGTGCGCATAGCGTGTGCCGACAAGAGCGGATACGTGGAAGTTACCGCCCGTGAGCTTGCGTTTGATGCGTTTATGCGCGAGCATATCAATTCTAAGAGTTCCCATTTGCTTAAGCGCGAGTTTACCGGAATGATCAGTACAGGAGCGCAGCCGATGATTCCCCTTACTATTAATGACATTATCCCTGCCTTAGAAGAGGGCCTTATCATCTCCAAGCTGGGTTTACCGTTGCGCACAGGTTTGGCGGGTGATTATTGCTGGCCGACAGTTTCGGCAGTTGAGGCAGAGGTAGCCGGTGAGGCCGTAGCTTTGACCGACAAAAAAATCGAGATCGGTAAAATCGTTCCCAATCCCCAAAGAGTGGGTGTTACTATCAAGATCACAAATCAGACAATCAACCAGACCGAAGGTGTGGCATACGATGTTGTCAAACAACAGATTCCAATGGCTGTAACACGAACCCTAAACAAATTGATGTTTTCAACCGCCAAGCAGACACATAAGTTGGTTGGCCCGTTCTCCGGTATTGCCAATACCACCGCCGGTGCAGCCGCTACGCCTGTGAAAATCTCGTCTCTGGACACGATGGCGAAGAAGAAGGCAGCACGGTTCATTGAGTTCACCGGTGAAATCCCCTCATTCAAAGAGCTGGTATTGATGCGCGCTCTGACCTTGTTAAAGGGAATTGAGGGAAGCTATATGGCTTATGTGATGGATGAGTATACGAAAGCTGTATTGGAAACTACGGATCGTGGTTATGTAGATGCAGACAACCCGGGGAATACGGGACGATATATTGTTGAGAATAACTCGATAGCTGGTGTTCCTATATTCTGCACGAACTACATCAACACCGATGCTAAAACCTACATCGGTTTCGGATCATGGGGATATGAGCCTATCGGTCAGTTTGGGGAACAGCGTTTTATTATTAACCCGTATTCAGAAGATACATCCGATGTTGTACGTCTGACCCTTAACGGTGACTGGGCGTTTACAACCCTCCGTCCTGAGGCATTCACTCTGGGAGTGTTGCCGACTACAACCAGTGGAGGCGGTTCAGGTCAAGGTTAATATTAATTCCCGGGGCTACGGCTCCGGGATAAAAACTGCAGTATATGGGAATAGCAAAGAGACTTCTAGAGAACAACCAAGGGAAGAGGAGAAAGGGGATATCCTTTATCTTTGAAGGGGAAGAGGTTATATCCATGCTCAATAGGATGCGTGACGCCAAGGAGGTAAAGAAGTCCGACATAAGGAAAGAGGTGCGGAAGGCATTAGCTCCTGAACGGAAGCGGGTGCGCAATGCGGCGAAAGCCGCGATGGGTAAGGATTCCGGAAGAGCATATATGGGTGTAAAGATGGTTGTCTACCGGGACGGAAATGGTGGTATGCTCAATATACTGGATAAGGGGAATGCTAAGCAGTTGGCGGTGTATAAACAGCCAGCAGGAGGCAAATCAGGCATAAGAAGGCGCAGATATGTAAGCCCGGAAACGAAACGCCGCAAAGGGTACAGAGGAGCCGACAGGGCTTTTATTCTTAGATTCATAAACTCGGGAACAGAAGACCGGTATACGAAGGTAAAAGGAAAGGGAATGAAGAAATCGGCGTATCGTGGTCTCTTGTCTACGACTAATTTCTTTCAGCCGGCGGCTGAATCCGGAATATCCAGAGCCAGCCGCGTTTTGTCGGAACGGATTGCAAAATTAATACTGGAAGCAGGAGAAGGAAGATGAGTTTGTTCATTAGTAAACATATTATCAGCTCCTTGCAGTCTAACAAGGCTGTTACGGAAGCTGTGGGAAACAGGATATACCCGGTTGTTATCCCCGCAGGGGTGCCGGAGTATCCGTTCATTAACTTTACGAGTTCTTTGGACGGTCCGGATGAGACCAAGGACGGTTCTTGTGCGGACAATGTGTCCACTACATTGGCTGTTGTATCCAAGTCATACGAGGTAGCCGTGAACACGGCTAATGAGGTGCGTTACGCTATTGAAGGGAAAACAGCCCGATATGATAAGTTTGAGGTCATAGATAGTTCGTTAGTGTCATGTGTTGAAGATTACCTGATGGACATAGACGCTTTTACTGTGACCCTTTCGTTTAATTTTAAAACGATTGATTTTTGATATGGGAAATATTCAGATTTTCAAGAATGAATCGTTGGGTGAAGTTAGAGTAGCCGGAACGAGTGAAGAACCTTTATTTTGTTTGGCAGATATTTGTAAAGTATTAGGCTTGCGAGTAGATGCAGTACAATCAAGATTATCAGATGCCCCCATTCGGATTGGGGTCACTGATTCGCTTGGAAGAGAGCAACAAATGAATTTTGTTAACGAAAAGAACCTTTATAAAGTAATCATGCGCTCAGACAAACCGCAAGCCGAGCCTTTCCAAGACTGGGTATGTGGTGAGGTGTTGCCATCTATCCGCAAGACAGGCGAATATTCCGTGAAACCGGCATTGCCTAAAACCTACCTTGAAGCATTAAAAGAATTGGTAGTGGTTGTTGAGGCTAACGAGATGTTGACTTTGGAGAACAAGACAATGAAGCCGAAGGCTGAATATTTTGATAATTTGGTAGAGAGAAATATGCTTACCAATATACGCGATACGGCAAAACAGATCGGAGTTAAAGAGAAAGAATTTATTCAATTTCTCATTGAAGGTAAATACATGTATAGGGATAAAAAGAAGCAGTTGCGTCCTTATGCCGAGCATGTGCCTTCACTATTTAACATTAAAGATTATGAGAACAACGGTCACGCCGGGCAGCAAACGTTAATCACGCCAAAAGGGAAAGAAACTTTCCGTCTGTTGTGCGGTAAAATTGAGTATTAGATATAATGATTTTATTAGTGACTTAAAATCAAAGAGTTATAATATAGAACTTAAGAACAAATTCATATTAAAAATCAATTGTTTTACGGATTCGGTTCGTGAGAATAGAATCTGTTTTTTAAGGAATTGTTTAACTTTTAAAATATACAATTATGCCAAAAGCAAAACCTTTGAACGGAAAGGATTTTATGATTTTCATCGGTGGTAAAGCTACAGCTTTAGCAACCAGTCATAAATTAACTCTTACAGCCGAAACAGGCGATGCCGCCAGCAAAGATGACGGCATGTGGGATGAGGGGATAGTAACAAAAATGAGTTGGGAAGCGTCCACGGAAGCGTTGGTAAGTGCTGATGCGGACGTAGAGAGTTTTGATACTCTTTATGATGCTTTCATTGCCGGTGAGGCTGTCGATATCGTATCGGGAATACCCGCTAACCTGACTAATGACGGTGTACCTTCTGACGGTTGGAAATCCCCGGATACTAAGACAGGGCAAATCTACTACAAGGGAAAGGCTCTTATTACATCTCTTGACCGTACCGACGCCAAGGGTAGCAACTCCAGTATGACAGTCCAGCTTAAGGGACAGGGTAAACTAGAAAAGGCTACAGGTGCCGCGTCTTAAAGGAGGGTAAGGATGAAAAAAGTAAGGATTAACGGTACGGAGTATGAACTGAGGTACACACTCCGTGCCCTCTTTGTATATGAAGAGTTGGCAGGGAAGCCCTATACGGGTGAGAAGATGGTAGATAGCTACATATTGTTGTGTTCAACGCTTATAGCGTGTAACAGGGATTTCCCCTTTACGTTTGATCAGGTCATTGAGGCGTGCGATGAGGACCCGAGTATCTTCCAGACGTTTGTAGAGGTTTTGAACGAACAGAGGGAACGCATGTCGATGCTGATGGACGGTGATGATAAAAAAAAAGCGCAGACGAACCGTTAAGTGTTATCCGGCTGTATGAGGAGGTGGTAGGCCGTGGCGGTGTCGCTCCTGATTATTTTCTGGATCACATGACACTGAACGAAGCCGCCGCCTATATGCGTGGCATGTCCCGTGGGGAGCAGGAGGCATGGGAGCGCACGCGCATGTTAATGTATGCAGTGGTGCAGGTAAACTCCACGGAGAAACTCACGCCGAGGGATGTATTACCTTTCCCATGGGATGGAGATGAAGAGCCTGTAGAGATAGACGAGAATGAGTTGAAAGAGTTAAGGGAACGAGCAAAAAGTATGGAATATGGCAACTAATTCAATTGTAAGACTTTTATTTGATACCGCCGACTTTGACAAGAATATCAAGAAGACGAAGGGGGAGATAGGGAATTTTGAGACCGATATAAAAGGGATGGCTACTAAGGCGGGTGCCAGTATAGTAAAGTTTGCCGGAACGTTCGGTATGGCTGTAACTGCCGGAGAGGCTTTTAACAAGATTCTTCATTCAAGCCAGACGTTAGGCGACTTGACCGCTTCAACCATGCACACGGCTAAAGAATCCGTAGATCAGTTTTTTTACTCTTTAGGTGCTGGTGAGTTCAATGGTTTTTTGTCAGGGCTTGATCAGATAATAAGCAAGGCAAAGGACGCTTACGCTGCAATGGACCAGTTAGGAAACACTAAAATAAGCCACGGTTTTTTCAGCGCGGAGTACGAGATGCAGATACAGGAGGCGCAATATGTGGCAAAAAACAAGTTCGCGCCACTGGATGAGAGGGTATCGGCTTTCAGTCAATGGAGGGAAGCGTTAAAGGCACAGGAGGAAATTAACAAGACATTACGGGAAGATCTTGTAACCGCAATAGTAAAATCCGTTGATTCTGAAATTGGGTCATCAAATGTGAAGGTGAATTTTGATGATGTGAAGATGGCATTGAGGCTGGATGTGACCAGTCCGGAGAAAAGGGATGAGTTAAAGAGCGCATACGGGAGGCAGTATGAGAACTACCGCGCCGTGCGCAAGAATCTGTTGAGCCAAAGAAAGGGAACTTTGGATGAAAACAGGGTTGCGGCGATAAACACGCAACTAACGGAACTGGATAACACCTACAGAGAGGCTATAATAGTGAATGCGATGTTGAATAAATATACTGATGATGAATTACAGAATATTGCCACAATGGGTGCGGAGTACATGAAATTAAGTTCGTCTCTAGCTTCTGTTAGCAGGGAGTATAACGAAACCGCGAATGAGTTTAATAATGCTAATAAGGCGGTGAAAGGATTCGTAAAGGTTACTAGTTTGGAAGGTTACAAGACATATTCGGGCACGCAAAATAACGGTGGAGGGAAGAAAAAACCGCCTAAAATAGAGTTTGCAGAGGGTTCAATAGGGTATCTGGAAGAGCAGATATCAAAAATGAGGCTGAAATTCCGTATGGCCGTAGATGATGAAAGCAGAGCTAAAGTACAGCAGGAGATAGACAGCCTTGTCAAACAGAAGCATTATATAGAGTTAGGTCTGGAATTGAAGTATTCCAGAGGTGAGGGCGACCCTCATTTCGAGTTAAAGAAAATACAAAAAAACTTTGCTGAAATGTCCCGCACACCTGATTTCAAGGCAAAAAAAGGAGAATGGACACCGCCGATTACAAAGAAAGATATCAAGTCAAACGAAGATTTCGCCGATTCGTTAAGTGCCATAGGTAACGCTTTTGGTAGTATGTCTTCAATGGCTGATAATGCCGCCGGTTCAATCCTGTCTTACTTCAGTAACTTGCTGACTGCCATAGCTGCAGCGATTCCGGCGATTGACGCCCTTAACATGAAGAAAAAGGAAGAATCCATAGCCAATACGGAGAATGCCGCCACTGGTGCCGCTTCTTCTGTCGCTTCCATCCCCTTTGTCGGTCCGGCTCTGGCTGTGGCTGCTATAGCATCGGTATTAGCCGCATTGGCCAATATCCCAAAGTTTGCCAATGGTGGTATAGTGGGCGGTTCTTCTTTCTTTGGCGATCACATGATAGCAAGGGTTAACAGTGGTGAGATGATATTGAACCAGTCCCAACAAGGCAAGCTGTTTGATATGATTAATAATGGTGGACCATCCAATCACATAACAGTAGACGGTGAGGCACGGGTAAGCGGTAAGGCTATGTATATAACGATAAGGAATTACATGAAGGCTAACAACATAAAATGGTGATATGGGACAGAGATATAACGTACATTTCAAGGATTACAAGAACACCGCCTACGATGTGAAGGTATATATTGAGGGCTATGTGGGACAGGTGACGGAATTACTGGGTGCGAGAAGCGCATTTACCGTGGAGGGGAACGATGAGAATTTTGTATATGAACCGATAAGAAGTTCTACGGCGACATTAACTCTTCTTGGCAGTGATTTGCTTCTGGATCTATTTAGTATTAATAACCAGTATGCGCCGGTTAAGCTGTTCAAGGGTGACAAGTTGATGTGGACGGGGTATATTGTGCCGGAGCAATTTACACAGCCTTATAAGCCTACGCCGGATAATATCAGTATTGATTGTATCAGTGCGATAGGCACGCTTGAGAATATAAGATACAAGCAGCAGAACGAGGATGCCTTTATTAAGGCTATAGACCTGCTTAGATACATACTTAAGTCTGCGAATGGAGGGTATGAGAAGATTTATATACCTCATGTATACGCCTCTTCGGAATACGATTACTCAGAAAATAGATTTCTATTTGAAGACCTTATTCTTGCGGAAGAGAATTTCATATCGGAAGAGAATTACCTCAACGAAGTGTTGGAATATTTGTGCCGTTTTTTGGGCTGGAGCTTATACGATTATGAAGGAAGTTTATATTTTGTGGACCCTGATTGGAATGGTGAATACCATGCTTATAATGAAGGCTTGACAGAATATGATACCGTATATCCGAATGAGGTTTTGCTACAGAATATTGGGTTTGCAGGCAGTAACCATACAATAGATATAGAGAAAGGTTACAATAAAGCGACTGTTAAAGCTATAAATAACGCCCCGGAGAGTATGATTGATGAAGAGCCTTACGATAGTCTGGCTGATTTGCTTGGAAAACATTTAGTTGATGGCAAAATAACTGATGTGGATTCAGAATGGAGACGATACATATTGAAAACATACAAGCCCGTAGTATGGGAGCCGAAGATATATGATGCTGTAGGTGGAGAAGTTGAAATTAATGCCGATAATGACCCGAATACAGGGAATTTAAAAAATTTTGGTTCGTCTATCGCGAAGATATCGGAATGCGACGGCCATATAGAAGACGGTGTATTTGTTCCGAATGTTTCGGAATATTCATGGGATAATGCCGTTGTATGCCGTATAAATTCTCTCAGATCATACGAGGATAAATCTTGGGGATTGAATAATCCATTGCTTTTAATTAAGGGTGGCTCACTATTATATGTATACGGGGCTATCTGTTTATCCTTTAGCTTGGGAATATATAATACAACGTATGAGTACCAGTTGGAAAACAGGGAGTTTGAGGAAGGTAAATACGCGCCTGTATTTCAATTGCGGATTGGCAACTGGTATTGGAACGGTACATCATGGACGATGGATTCTTCTTCAACGTTTAGAGTGGAAGTAAGTAACACCGTAGGATATTGGAGATCGGTTATTAATACAAAAACTGTCGATGATCCTTATACCGGGGCTAATGGATATCTTATAAAATTGCCTGACAGTGGTTTGTACGGAGATTTTGAACTTAAGTTATTGGGAAAAGGTTTTAGTGCGCCATGGAATGATTTTTATATATCTAGAATAGGGCTCAAGGATTTGCAGGTAAAGTATTACAAAAAGGATGATGAAAACTTTGAAGGCGAGAACGGGGATCGTGTATATGAGAATGTGGTTAATGAAGAGTATATGACTGAACTGGATGAACAGGAGTTCGGAATATCTACTTATAATAATGATGGTGCTAGCTTTTCAAAGCCCTTGCTTAACGGTTTTTACGTAACAGATAATATCTATTATGCCGGAGAGACTGGGCTGGTTCGCCTTGAAGAAAGTTATATTCGCCGTATAATCAACCGTTATCAGGTAACCAAAATCAAGTTAACTCAGGTATTAAAAAACAGTGATTCCATTCATCCTTTCACGGTTTTGTATGACAATTCTATGGTTAGTAAGAAATTTATGCTGTTAAGTGGTGTTTGGGATTACGAGCAGAATACATTAACATTATCAATGATAGAGAATGGCGATAAGGTCAGATATAAGAATCGTTAGCCGTATAGTACCAAAGGAGCGTGATGGCAAATATGTTCCCCGCTCTGTGACTATTATACAGGGTGGCGGTGGCGGCGGTGATGTCACCAATGCCGATCATGCCAACTCCGCATATACGCTGGATGAGGACACACCTGTACAAAACTGGTTCCTTTCCGCATTGAACGATGATGATGCGCAAGGGATCATTAATTTCCTCAAAGGTCTTAAGATAGCCGGGAATCTGATAAACCGCATCGTAAAGCAGGGCGACAAGGATGTCACCTACACCGATGAAGACGTGATGAGTGCATTGCGTGTAATGACTGAGATAGAGAACAGTGCGGAGAAGCTGAAAGAAATATTCTTGCGGAAGGACGTGGCGGATTCCACTAAGTTCCTTCTCAGCATGTTTGCCGGTGCTGTTTTCGGGAAGAATGGTTTTGCAAGCGGCTTGACCGGATTCGGAGCCAAGATATTCGATACAGGGCATGGGGAGTTTGAGAGCATGTTTATCCGCCGGTTTCTCGAAGTTCCCGAATTAAGATACAATCGTGTGATGGTCACGCTGGGAGACAAGTGGCGTGCGCCCGGAGCTGGTATTATAGAAACAGTAGATACAGGAACCAAAACATGTACGCTTAAGTTGGAAGACGGTGAGATCGGAGCTGTCGCAGTAGGTGATATCTGTATGGGTATCTATCATAACATCACCGGGAACGCTACGGAGGATTACGACGATGGAAAGGGCAACAGGCGTTTTGCCGGATTCTGTACAGTCTATTTCACGATTACAGAAGTTACAGGTGAAAGAAACGAAACATTTAAGTACCAGTTGCGTCCTACCTCTTCATCGTGGTCTTCTTCTTTCGACCCTTTTGAGATGATGACTTTCGTGGCATACGGCAGCTTCACTAATACGGAGCGCCAGACCTCAGTCTATGAAACAAGGACTTACACCCGTATGTTGTGGAAGCAGAATACATGGGAGATCTCCGCCGCCAATGTCGCCCTACAGTATGGCGACCTTTCCAATCTGAATATATTCGGACTGAACATGGACGGTTATTCCATGTATCTGAATAATATATATATGACAGGTATCATCAAGCAGATAAAGCCGGATGGAACACCTGTGCAGACTTTGAATTTCCGTGAGGAAGGCTATATACCTGGCGAACATTACGATTACTACGACAGCTTGTCTTATAACGGAAGCATGTGGGCGTGTATCAATGAGGATGGCTCGTCCTCTGCACCGGGATCTAATGGCGATTGGCTGGAAATTGCTTCTAAAGGTGACAAGGGCTCCAAAGGCGACAAGGGTGACGGTTACACCCAGATGGGGCAGTTTAGGACTGGTATGGTCGTTCCTAAAATGGGTGTCGTTTCGATGGGCGGCGGCTCTTATGTAGCCAAGGCATCCACTACCAATCCCCCCTTGTGGTGTTGGACGGACAATGCCGGCAATCGGTTTACTTTCAATGATGGCGGCTATGTGCTGACGGGTGAGGTGAATACTGCTGAATATGATGTGTTGGCTGAGCCGGGAAGAGATGGTACGGACGGGATCAATGGCACCGACGGTGTTCCCGGTGCACCGGGAAAGGATGGGAAGACCTATTACACGTGGATACGCTATGCGGATGATGCCCAGGGAAACGGAATCAGCAATGATCCCACAGGAAAAGCATACATCGGACTGGCATACAACAAGGAAACCGCTGTGGAGAGTGACAATCCGTCCGATTACAAATGGAGTGACATCAAGGGCGAACCGGGCGTTCCGGGTGCTGTCGGTGCCGACGGGAAAACCTATTACACATGGATAGCCTACTCGGACAACGCGGACGGAAGCGGAATGTACCAGCAGCCGAATGATAACACCAAATATATAGGCATCGCGGTAAACAAGGAAACCGCCACGGAGAGCAGCAATCCTGCCGACTACACGTGGTCGCAATTCAAGGGCAACAAGGGTGACGGTTACACCCAGATGGGGCAGTTTAGGACTGGTATGGTCGTTCCTAAAATGGGTGTCGTTTCGATGGGCGGCGGCTCTTATGTAGCCAAGGCATCCACTACCAATCCCCCCTTGTGGTGTTGGACGGACAATGCCGGCAATCGGTTTACTTTCAATGATGGCGGCTATGTGCTGACGGGTGAGGTGAACACTGCCGAATACGATGTATGGGCAGAGAAAGGTGAGCCGGGCAAAGACGGAACGGATGGTAAGGACGGTGAGGATGGAAAAGACGGAAAGCCCGGCGAACAGGGTAAACAAGGAATACAGGGATGTATTATACGGTCTTCCGAGTGGGCGTCCGGCGTGACGTACAGGAATGACGAGGACCTTACAAGTGGCACGCGGTATATTGATATCGTAATGGTGAGAAACAATAGTGCGGTGGACGGATGGGATGTTTATAAGTGTATCAAGACCCATACATCGTCATCTTCCATAACCTATGCCAATACCACCTATTGGACGGAATTAAGCAATGTCGGTCCTATCTATACCAGCCTGATAATAGCCAATAATGCCAGTCTTGATTTCGTCCAAGGCAATGAGTTATTGATTAAGGATGCAAATAATAATATTGTAGCCGGTCTTACAGGAGGAAGCAGCAAGGAAGCCGGTCCGACACCTGTAAGGATATGGGCTGGCGGTGATGTTCCGGGCAGTGCACCGTATCGTGTGAACCAACTGGGTGAGTTTGTGTCCACGAAGGCGAATGTGACAGGTACGATTACCGCAAATCTTCTCTATTCACCGGGAAGCGATATGGATAGTCTGGCTGATTCAGAAGGTAACATGACCGTGAATCCTTCCACTCAGGGATCAACATTCTTCTGTGCCGACGGTTTGGGTGGTACCATAACCCTCCCTGCCGCATCATCATGGAACGGTTTGAAACTGACGTTTGTGGTTGACATGACCTCAAGGGTGGCTAAGAACCCGGACAAGTACAAGGCCACGAATTATTTTTGCGGTCTGGCGGGAGCTTATAACAATATAACAGAATTGTCAATGGCAAGGCCTTATATGTTGGAAATGATAGCCTTTAATAACCATTGGTATATAACGCGTATGGATTTAATTGAGTAAACGATATGATATTACAAGCAGGTTATGATTGTTATCTGACACAGGTTGGGGATATGCCTCTGTCGGAACGAAGATTTGAAAATCAGGTGTTGATAAACAGCCCTGAGGATGTGGCTATGTGGAAAGAGATCACATCGAAACAGAAGGAGCAGATGATTGCCGAAGCGTCCTTCATTGACGTAGAAGCGATAGATGTTGAAGCACTTGACCGTGTGGATACGCTGCTCAATGATATTGCGGCAAATATCAACAATGCCGGACTTACTGTAGAGGAAGCATTGGCGAAGAAAGAGTACTTCCCCGCATGGGAGGATCTGATAGGTACGGAGGTTGATGTACAGTTCCGCTTCCGCTATGGCGGTACGCTCTATGAGGTTATACAGAAGCATACACCGCAGGAGCACTGGAAGCCGGGAACGGGTACGGAATCCTTGTACAAGGTTGTGCAGATAGAGCACTCCGGCACACTGGATGATCCTATACCTTGGGTACATAACATGGTGCTGGAAGAAGGCAAATATTACACTGATAAGGAAGTTCTTTATCTCTGTATCCGTGACAGCGGAATAGGTATGGCATTCGACTTGGAAAATCTTGTTTCGGGTGGATATGTTCAAGTGGTAGAAAATCAAGTAGTAATAAATAATTAAAAAAATACGATTATGGCAGACAAAAAATTAAATGAAGTATCGCAGTTGACGGACTTTGATTACGCATTGGTTGTAAAAGGAGATGACGTGGCAAAAGTTACAAAACAGCAATTAGCTACAATTCTGGGGGAACTTTTGCCACTTTCGACAAATACTAATAAGGGATTAACAAGGAGAACAGCATATTTTGATTTAATTCAAGGCAAATTATACAAGATAGCATATAAAGAGGAACTATATGTATATAAACCTGTAATATGCTTACTATATGTGCTAAGAAATGGAATATCGTCTTGCTATGTAGCTTCATTAAGTGGGTATCGTAATGGAGTTTCCCATTTTAAATTGATATGTGGAAATGATATCCAATTTAAGCTGTATCAAAAGTTGAATAGCGCTAATTATTTTGACATCATGCTGGAATGCCCTGATAATTCAGCTGGCATTATGGAGATAAAAGCCATGGATGGTTTAACGGTTATTGAAACGACAGAACCATTAAGGGATTGGCAACAAATTGCAACAGAATAATAGCATAAGTTGAGAGCTGGGAGAACTTCTGCCTACTGCAAGTAATGAGAAGAAAGGATTAATGCCAGCAGGAGGAGTATCAAGAATCCCTTATTTTCGATACTCATCCGATAATGTGTATAAATTGGAGTATCCATTTTATGGCATTGTCGGTGGGCATTCAGACAGGACCAACACAACTTCTTTATATGTTATGGAAGTAGATCGAATTTATAAGATTTATGCTACATCTGGTAATACTATTTCTTTCAAAAAAGATAGTGATAGAAATGTTTATGCAAGTGGTGGCGATGGTGGCTTTATGTTTTATGTTATCCCTTTCAATGGAAGGATTGTAGAAGTGTATAGCGGGGATATATCCAATTTTGAACAAATTAGCGTTCTATAATAGTTGACACTTTTTCTTTTATTGAAGCGACCTGGGAGAACTGATGACAAAAAGTAACTATATAAGAATTGAAAACATGACAATGAATTTTCCTATCTATAAGCTATCTTTTGTCAGAAATGAAAACATGGTAATATCCATTATAGGAGAAGGTAATTCAAATTTAGCAGATAATTATATCATAATGAAAAACCATAATGATAGCCAATTGTCTTTCTTAAAAAATAATGGTCCTAAAAATATATTACTATATATAGACAATAACAATGAATTATATATTAAACTCAACTACTATTCACGTGTTATTGTCTATTTTCAAAATAAAGAGCCACAAAATAATGCTCTCTCAGCAACTAAAGTAGATATAGATATTAGTACGCTCACACAGGTAGGAATTTAAACAAGAATTTCTGCCTGTTGGCGATTATCAGATTTGGAAGAAATCTCTATATCTTGAAAAATATAGCTATTTATTAAGATATTTATTACCTTTGCACCGCACATGGCGTTGTGCATATCAGGATCGGGTGGAACCGGCTTGTACCGGACCACCCGTTTTTTTATACCCAAGAATCCCCCCAGAAGTGGGGAAATTATATCATCACTGTTGTGATTCGTGCCCAAGATTTCCATTCTCCCCAATGAATACGTATAAAAATAGAATTAGTATAATCGCAACAGATTTGCAATATATTCCCATTAGCTGTTTTAAAAACTAATAAAATCCCCCCTTTATACACTGATGGTCCATTAATAAAGTCCGTATCAGAAAATACCCACATACCTGAAATCGTATAATCATTAAAGTCTAATGTATTGCCCTTGCTTCTTTCAAGGAAACCATTTTTAGACATTAATCCATCCTTATTGGCTGTTACTGTGCCGATAAGTCCTCCCAGAAGCATTTTTTGTGGTTTATTTTGTAAATGCAGAAGAATTTTTTTAACTTTAAAAACAAAAAGTTGAGTATGTTAGAGAAGATCAGATATCGTTTGGTTTATAACCGGCAAAACAAGTTAAATCGACAGGGAACCGCATTAGTACAGATTGAAGCCTATCTTAACCAGCGGAAATCATATTTTAAAACAAACATTTATCTCAAACCGGAATGTTGGAGTAAGGATGGCGCTCAAGTAATCAACCATCCGCAATCGAATGAGCTTAACGCAATGCTATATGAGAAAATACTGGAGTTGCAGGCTATAGAACTTAGCTACTGGAAAAGAGGGCTTGAATCAAACCTTTCCACGTTAAAGGAGGCTGTAAAAAAGGGAATTAAACCAGTTGTGTCTTTTTTAAAGTTTGCAATACAAACGATAGAGAATTCTGATAGAAAACCGGGAACCAAGGATAACATGCTGGGCACGGTAGCCACTTTGAAGGAATTTCGGAACGTGATAGAGTTTACCGATATAAACTATACGTTTCTAAAGGAGTTTGACGCATTTCTTCGCAATAAGGGATTGAAGGTAAACACGGTAGGAAAACACATGAGAATACTTCGTACATTAGTTAACGAAGCGATCAATGAAGGTTATATATTACAGGAGGCATACCCTTTCCGTAAGTTCAAGATCAAGAAAGAGAAGAAGGAACATAACTTCTTGATGCCCGCAGACTTGGAGAAGCTGGAGAATCTTGAACTGCCGGACAGGAAGAACAACAGCCGGCATATACTGGACGCATTTCTCTTCTGCTGCTATTGCGGATTGAGATTCTCTGATTTCAAGCAATTGACTTATAAAAATCTCGTAACAGTTGACGGAAAGGAATGGCTAGTTATGAATAGCGTCAAAACAGGCGTAAAACTTAATATCCCACTATATCTATTATTTAACGGAAAGGCACTGGGCATAATGCGGAAGTACGACAGCATCGAACAACTGGCTGCATTAGGTTGCAATTCGGATACTAATCGGACATTGCAGAAATTGGGAAGGATGGCGCGTATCGGCAAGAAGTTTACCTACCATACCAGCAGACACACTTGTGCTACTCTCTTGGTTCACCAAGGCGTTCCGATAACCACCGTTCAAAAACTCTTGGGGCATACATCGGTCAAGACAACAGAGATATATTCGGAAGTGTTCGATGAAACAATCATCAAGGATCTGACAAGGGCTAACCAAATATATTCTAAGCGCAGGAATGTAAAACAAAATCAAATAAAATCTCAAAAATCCCCGGGAAAATACCTCAGACAGTAGAAATCTATAGGAGCTATCTGTTTTATACTTGTTTTTCCGATCCCATTCCATAATATTCGTTTCCTGTCAATAAAAATACAAACTCGCCAGTCTTGCCGTCTATTAATTCTCTTCATTTATCTTGCAAGTAAAAAATATTGCATTAATGGCAATTTTTTAAGAAGATTGGTTTTTGTTTCAAAATTGGCTCTTTATAACTAATTAATATAGTTTTCTTTTTGTATTTCGTTTTAGAATTGATATCTTTGCTATTGTCTTCTCGGGAGAATGGGATAGAGAGTAGGGACGTGGATTGAACGGCTGCTGTGCTTTTCGCTGGCGGTCGTTCTTTTTTTGTATTTAAATGTTAAATATTACACAATGTAAGAAAATATATTGTGATTTGTTTTGCTATCACATCACAATATAGTATATTTGTATTGTGATAATAAAACAATGAATAATAATTAAAAAACAATAGAAGATTATGAAAGCGATAGTAGAAAATCCACTGATAAATTGTGAACCAGAAGTTTTACACCTTTTCGTTCAAATAATCAATGAGATAACTTCTTGCATGTCAGAAGACGAGTTAAGAGGTTGCATGAACTCTTTAATAGTACAATATCCTTACTTTAAGCTGTTCTTTGACTATGGTTTTGAAAACAATCACATGTGGGTGAAAGAATCAGATTCCATGGAAACATTGATATTTGTTGAGTTCTAATCCGATATCCTTAAAAACAACAGGTAATAATAGAACCGGCGGCAACGGATAAGCGGCGTAAGACTATGAAGACAAAAATTCAATTTACAGATTCATACAGTGGTAGAGCAATTAATATAGTTATCAATCTTACTGACGGTGAAAAGGAATACTACTTAAGAGAAGATGACAAAAATGTCATTTATAACAAAATGTCTTCTTATCAGAGAGCAAAAATAGAATCATTCTTTGGGAAGATGAATGCATACTATACCCAAATAGAGATTTTATAAATAAAAAGTTAGGGCGACGAATTTCTTCGCTGCCCTAAATATTAAAATGTGGTTTAAACCACAATGACATTTTTAATGTCGTTTCAATCCACGCACCGAAGTGCGACTAACATCGTTGATGTTCGATGCAAAGGTGCAACTTTTTGAAATAACGAGCAACAAATTATTAATGTTATAAAACATATTAATTATGGCAAGAAGACGATCTATTACTCTAGATCAAGAGTCTAGGGTATTATCCTTGTACAAAGCAGGGATGGCTATCAAGGAGATAATGAAGGAAACAGAAATAAAGTCTGAGCAAACGATATATAGGATATTGGACAGCAATGGTGTGCCCCGAAGACCGAAGGTTAATGGCGTGAAAAGAATACTTGTTATGATAGAAGAGGACGTAGCTGCTATCTTGGATAAGGAGCAATCAGTATCATTATATGTCAATGAGGCTATAAGATACTATCACGATAACCGGCGTTAATTGTCGGTTATTTTTTTTGTAATAAGGAAAACAATATTTATTTTTGTGGGAGCGTGTGAAGATGCACGCCACATTGATTATGACGAAAGGACATACTACATATTTGATAAAGCCAAGAGCTTGTTGCGGATTAGTTTCCGTGGCAGGCTCTTTTTTTTTGTTTTGTATGACAAAACAAAGGTTAGTTTGAAAATCGGGTAATCCAAAACGTGTAATTGATGGTAATTAAAAGTTAACATAAAATTAGGTAATATGACAGATTTAGTTTTTAAAGGCCAGAATGACCAAGTTTTAACAAACAGCTTATTGGTTGCTGAGAAGTTTGGGAAAAGACATGCCGATGTAATAAGAAGTATTGATAATATTCTTAATACGGAGGATGAATTACTAAACGCAAAAATGCGTTTAGCTTTTGTATCAACGACTTACGAAGATTCAACAGGTAAAAGTAATCCTGCCTATATCATGAACCAAAAAGGTTTTTCTATTTTGGTAATGGGATGGAATGGTATAAAAGCCTTGAAATTTAAAAATGAGTTTTACGATGCATTTGAGGCAATGGAACGATCATTGAAAGAAATTAAAACTCCTCAAACATATGCGGAAGCGTTGCGCCGGCTTGCGGATGAGGTGGAGGCAAAAGAACAGATTCAGTACCAGCTTGAACAGAAGACCGAGCAACTTGATGAATCTAAAGAATGGTACAGTATCAAGCGTTGGGCAAAGGAACATAATATGAACTGGCGTTGCATCAACTGGCGAAGAATGAAAGCATTGTCTTATGGATTGGGCTACGAGATCAAGAAGATATTTGACGCCAACTATGGACAGGTGAATATCTATCATATTAATGTGTTCAAAACTTACTTTCAATGAGAGATGTAATCTACAATTTTATAAATGAGCACATGATGATACACATTGTGCTTATAGCCTTGTGTATTGCGGCTACAATGGGGGCGATGTTAGTGGACCTTATTACGGGAGTTATGAAAGCCAAGCAACGGGGGGAGGCAAGAACATCCACGGGGTATAAGAAAACAGCCGTCAAAGCGAAGAAGTATTTCACCCCGTTCATAGAATTGTGCTTCATTGACCTGTTATGCTGTGTTGTTATCCCCTTCCCTGTTTTTTCTATGATCTGGACGGGTTACTGTATTTTCTGTGAGTTTAAATCAGTTCGTGAAAAATCGTGGGAAAAAGCGGAGTTGCGCAAGGCAGAGAAGACAATGAGTGTGATTATCGAGAACAAGGATGATATTGCCAAGATCATGGCTCAGATATTGTTTGATAGTGAAAAAGAAAAGGAGGGAAAGAGAAATGGCTGACGTAAGAAAACTTGCACCGTTTATCCTAAAGTGGGAAGGCGGTTTTATTGATGACCCTGACGATTTAGGAGGAGCTACCAATATGGGTGTGACCATTGGAACTTATGAAACGTATTGCCGGAAGAAAGGCTATCCCAAGCCTACGATTGAAAGATTGAAAAACCTCACAAAAGAGGAATGGACCGAGATCTTAAAAACCATGTATTGGGACAGATGGAAAGCTGACGAGATTAAATCCCAATCCATAGCTGATATCCTTGTGGATTTTGTATGGGCTTCTGGGGCACATGGTATTAAAGTACCGCAGGATTTGGTTGGTGTGATTCCTGATGGCATTGTCGGACCTAAGACACTCGCTGCAGTAAATTCCCGTAATCCACGTGAACTGTTTGATCAGATCAAGATTGCACGGTTTGATTTCATCGAGGATATATGCCGGAAACGCCCAGCAAACAACAAGTTCAAACGTGGTTGGATGAACCGTATCAACGATATAAAATTTGAGGGATGAGACAAAGGATCTATATATGGATTGCGGTAGCGATAGCATTGCTATTGCTGTTTGGATCATGCCGGAGTATAAGGTATGTCCCGGTAGAAACTATAAGGACTGACAGTCTTTATTTTACCGTGCATGAACGTGATTCCATCCACATTAAGGATTCTATACATATAAAAGAGAAAGGCGATTCAGTAATTGTTGACAAGTGGCATATAGTATACCGTGACAGGGTAATACACGATACTATATATAGAGAGAGGGTGATAACCAAAGATGTTCCTTACCCTGTGGAGAAGGAATTAACATGGTGGCAGAAGACGAAGCTAGAGCTAGGAGAGTTTTCGATAGGTATTATAGTAGTATTGTTAATCGTAGTCATTTGGCTGGTAAAGAAGAAAGGAGGTGCAAGAGAAATAGTAACCAATCAAGTATTATTTCAAATGCCACAGGTAGAAGCGTGGCACATAAAAACTCATATAACAAAAGTGATTCTTTCGCGGCTTAGAAGAAAAAGAAAGCCGCTCTCCTTATAGATTGGCAGTCGGACTAGGAGATTAACAACCGGACGTTGTTTGCGGCTTTCAAAGCTGTAACAAATGTTCCGGTTGTTTTGTTTATCCTAACCTTAAAAATATGATAGTAGAAGAATTATATAAGGATATTATGAATGTAGTGTGTGAGACCACCGGGGTTTCTGAATCCGACATATTACACAATAATCGGGAGGAGTGTGCGGATGCGCGGTATCTGCTTGTGCTGGCTTTATCCAAGATGCTGACCGATAATGAGATAGGAAGATTCATCCATAGGACTAGACAGGGCGTATCGTTTATCAGGTTTAATAAAGAGAAGATGAACAAATGGACGGTCGCAAGCAATTGGAAAGTAATTAGCAAGTATATCGCAAGTAATTATTTTATCTGCAAGTGACTTGTTCTGACATTTGTGAGCGGCCAATATTGGTCGTAATTCCAAAAAATTATAAGTTTATGGAAGCAGAAGTAAAACAAGTAATCAAGGAAAAAGAGTACGTACATGATGAGAATCATGATAAGTACGCATCTAAGGGGCTTGCCGGAACCGCGCTAGGCTTTGGCATCGGTGGTGCTGTTTTGGGTGCAGCCGCACTATGGGGCCGCCGTGGAGGTATTGGCGGCGGTATGCCGGAAAACGTGAATATTAACACGGTCAGTGATGCTGTAGCCGGCCGTTCCGGTGTTGCTCCTACCGCTTTCCAAGCATGGGAGAAAGGTTGTGATGAGGCTTTAGCCTTAACTAACACCATTTGGGGGCTTAAAGTCAACACTCAAGAGCAGATGTACGCTCATCGTGATGTGGATGTTAATGAGAAATTCCAGATTTGGAAATCTCAAGTGGACGGAGATTTTGGTTTGTATAAATCCATGCGTGATTTGTACGATGTACAGACTGACAAATTGAATACAGCCGCATTCGGTTTGTACAAGGGACAACGTGATCTTTACGACACATTGAACGAACGTTATTCTGCCAAGTTCTGTGAGCTTGACAAAAAGGTCTATGGAATGGAAGTGGCCAATCTGTACCAAAACAAGATTATACAGATGGGCATGGAAAGTGTCTTGAAAGAAAGTATGTGCTACACGGACAGAAAGACCTGTCGTGCAATCTATGGCGTAGTGGGTTTACCATCAACCCCGACAGTGACAGTGCTGGAGGGGGCGAATCCTTACGGATGCAATTGCCGTACTCAGACAAGCGCAACACCAGGCGCATAAGGAAGAGTAAGAAACGTTAGTGGTAAGCCCCTTCGGGGGCGATGCCACTTTCTTTATTTAACCACTAACAAAAAAATTATTATGGGAATGTTTGAAAGCGATCCATTATTATCTACGGGAAGAAGTCTGGAAAGACTGGCGCAAGAGAATGAGGCTTATACACAGAAGCTTCAGGCATTAAAACAGGTGCCGGGTATTACATCGCCCCAACGTGTATCCACCCCAACTCCAATATGGGATGAGATAGACCGTATTGTTTCATCCCTGAACGATCAGGAGCGGGCTGTTCTTAACAACAACAAAGAATACTACGATAACAGCATAGCTATTCAGGAGATGGTTAATTCCGAAGTCCTTCTTCTTGTCAAAGGTAAAATAGAAGGGTCTGCGGAAGGAAAGGCTATATTGGAGCAGCAGCTATCGTTTGTCAGAAGAACATCAAAGATAGCCAAGGAGGAAACAGCGAGAAGGGATGCTTTATTCCGCGAATACGTTACGGAGCATAGCGATATGACATGGCAGGAGTTTATTGACTGGAAAAACGGGAAACCGCAACAAAAATCTAAGAAGTAATGGAGGCTAAGAAGAATATAACTGAACTGAAGGACAAGCTAGCTGATTCATTGCAGCTATGGATTGACGAGAGGATAGACGGGCTTGTATCGAATAATCCTCAATTAAAGGTAGCATCTGTGTATCTCAAGAGAGGGGCGAAAAATTTCCTTGCTAAACAAAAGGACGGGATAGGTGACATGATAGATAATGCCGCTTTGTTTTTGTGTGATGAGAATGGCAATGTAGATGCGGATTTACTTTTTAACGATATGCTTTCCATGCTTCGGGAAATGGAAGAAATGCCATTTGGTAAGGGCTTTATCCGTGGAACCATAGGAAAGGGTAGTATCCGTTTTGCGCTTCCGGACAATCCGATAACAAGCATTTTATTTGGCAAGACGGGTGCGATTAAGATAACCGATGCGGATTTGATAGAATTAAAGAAATTGCTAATAGAATAGGATTAATCAAAATGATAGCATAAACACTGTTTTGCTGTTACAAAGTGACAGGAAAAAGCACTTAAAATTTCCAGCAAAATGTCATAACACCTCCGATGAAACAAAACAAAATGTAACTTTAATATATTTGAATATGGAATACAAGGATTTAATAAAAAACGCAAAGGCTAACGGTGTAGCCTCTGACAAGGCAATGTGGCAGAGCGTGGACGGTCTTAGTGATATGCTGTGTGTGCTGAAAGAGGAACACCCTGCAATGTACTGGGAGTTTATGCGCAAGCAACATTCTATCTTGTACGGTCCGCACTACGATAAAAATTTTGCGGAAATGGATATTGAGAAAATCCGCTATACAGGTCCGGGCGGCGAGAAGAAGATAGGTGCCCATTGGAGTGCTGACCAAGTGGAGGACGCTACCAAGAACCTGTCTTTCCCTTCTGGTACAACTAAGTGGGATAAGTACGTAGCTTTTAATAGCTTTTATTCGGATTTGTGCTCTATCTATGACGAATCACAGATCATCAAGGGCGCCCATAAGTTCTACTTCGCTGATGAAGATGGACCGCAAGGTAAGATTTGGGAGTATATGACCTCAATGCAATATGGATCGTAGTATAGACATATTGCTGGATCAGTTGGACGATAGGAGCCATTTTGATTTCTGTCGCCTGCTGGCTGTTGTATGGTGGAATATGTACTAGAAAATAGTCCCCGATATATGAAAATCGGGGACTAAATTAGGGATCGTTTACGGCAGTGTTTGAAAGGTTTTGATAGTAATATCCCCGTTCAAAAGCCATCTAGAAGGCGTTAGAACGGGGATAACAGGTTTAACCGTCTATATTTCGATTCTCATCGGGTGTACAAATGATACTGATTATCAGTGTTTTTAAAGAAAAGGGGACTAAATGGGGGGCTAACGGTTAAAAAGGTTCATGGCTTCTTCTTTTGCCTTGTCCGCTATGTCGATGTATGGTTTCATGGACTTGTAGTCCCTGTGGCCTGTCCATTTCATTACAATGTTGGGGGCTATACCCAACATGAGTGCGTTGCAGATAAAGGTCTTTCTACCGCAATGGGTTCCTATCAGTTCGTATTTGGGATGGATTTCGTCTATTCTTTCCGCTCCCTTATAATATGTTCTGCATATCGGTTCGTTAATCTCACAGGCTTTGCATATTTCTTTGATGTATTTGTTCATCCTCTGATTTACCGGCACAGGCAGCGCATATATCCCTTCTATGTCCTTGTATTTCTCCAGTATGGCTTTGGAATACTTGTTCAGTTCGATTTTTAATGGTTCGTACGTCTTAACGGTAGTGATGGTAATATATCCGTCATAGATGTCGGCTTTCTTGAGGTTTTTTACATCAGAATAGCGTAGCGAGGTAAAGCATTGGAAACAGAACACATCTTTAGCCAGTTCGAGATGAGGCTCGTCCGGGAATGTAGCATTATACACGCTCATAAGCTCATTCCATTCAAGGAATATCACCTTTGCCGGAATGGTCTTTAGCTTTTCTTTGAAAGTGACAAATGCAAGTTCTTTGTTATATCCTTTTTCTGATGCCCATTTCAGAAACCACTTTGTCAGATTGATATACTTCTTCGCCGTGTAATTCTTCATCCCGGTTTCGTTGTCTACTTCTACGTTCATGAAATAATCTACGAGCTGTGACAATCCTTCATGGGTAAGGTCCGCGAATGTAAGATCAGGTGCGAATTTCTTTAGATGGTTCATTGTGGTCTTGTGTCTCTTGTATGTGTTCTCTGACCAACTGTTTTCCTTACCTTGTTCAGTAATGAATTGTTGGTAGTAATCGAAGATTGTTTTTTCCTCCTTTTCTACGATCTTCCCATTCCTTCTGTTCACTTCATCCCGGAATTCGGAAGACGTGGGTATTTGTCCTGTCTGCTCGAAGAAGAAGAAGGTGTCGTTGACAGTTTCTTCAAGACGGTTTATCTCCGAATTGATAGTTGCAGCCGAGATTTTTTTCTTTCCATGAGTGGTGTTTGGTTTGCATCTTTGGGCTTCGGCTACCCATTTGTTATTGTCCACTCGGTAGCCCACATTAAAGGCTACGGTATTCCCGTCCCACTTGATTCTGTAGCGGAGCTTGGAATCAGGTTTGTCTTTCTCCTTGTCCAAGAGAAAGATGCAGTTTCGTTTGATGTTCATAGGTTTGAAGTTTAGTTTGAAAAAATATGGCAGGAATCATAACCCCTGCCATTATTGTTATAAATCTTTAAGCCACTTCTTGCCGGGCTTGGTGTACGTCCATGCAAGAAATCCGCCTCCGGTAACGGCTGCTATGATCAATAATAAAAAGAATGAATCCATATTACAAATTTTTTATCCATTTTTTCCCTGCTGGTGATTCTGTGTAAATCCAGAATCCGATAGCGATAATTGCTATCAACCCAAATCCGAATAATGCTACCATAATTATTATAGGCTCTCTAACCATTTCTTTCCAGACTTTGTTTTAAGCCACACTAAGAAACCACCGCCTATAACAGCACTTAATGTATACACTAAACTTAACATGTCCATGATTCTGTTATTTAAAGGCTTTTCAGCCATTCTTTCCCTTTTTTGGTTTTCAGCCAAATAGAGAATACGCCGGTTATAATGATTCCCACTGTGAAAATAGCACCTAACATTTCCATACATATATTATTTTAAAATTGTATTTCCTACTCTTGCAAGCATAACGGTTAAAATGCTGCCAGCGATTAAAACGTACCAATTCACACCTATTTCTGCATTAGTATATAAAGGGGTTATTCCCCCAAGCACTAAAGCGGCAAATGTGAGTTGTGCCAAATTAAAGAAGAATCCGGCAAGTTTTTCCCGTCTTACCTTGTCTTTTTCCTTAACTTCATTCTTTTCTTCCTGTTTTTTACTGTAATTACCCATCATAAACTATCATTACCTTGCAAATATAGTAAAAAACAAAATTGGTGATACTTTGTTTTTGCAATTTATAAAGCTGTCTAAATTGTACTTATTATTTCGTTTAGCGGATGCTGCTTTACTAGCATCATTGCCCATTATAAAAACATAGGTGAAATTATTTATATGCGCATATATGCGGGGATGTGATGGCGCTTATTGTTATTTACAGACATTGCCAAAAATGTCTAAATGATGTCCTATCGAGATTGTATCTCTGTTTAGAACAAAAGTAAAGGTTCCGCCTTTCTCTTTGCCTGATAAGTCTTTGTAGGATAGCTTAAGGTTGATGCCGAGCCGATTTGGTTTTGCTTCTTTTTTTTCTTGTATTATATTGTGTAGGATATTAGACAGCTCTTTTTTTGCGAGATGTATGGAATCTTGATATAATGATATTTGCTTATCTGTGCCAGGACGGAACTTAAGTTCAGAAATGATGTATTCATATTCGGATATTTTGACATTATAATCTGCTTTAAAAAAGTCGTATCGAATTGTAGATCCAAATGGGGAATATACACTATCTAATTTCCCCCATTCTATTTCTGTATAATTGGTTATATTTTTTTTAGCTAAATAGTCGCGTACAGCATTTTTTACCTGATCCTCTTGGTTTGGAGTACTAGAACAGGCAAAAAGTATTAACGAAGAAATAAGAATAAGAAATTTTTTCATAATATCAATTTTTGATTATATTCTTTTAAATTGAAATGTTTTCTAGGGGTTTTATGACCATTGCATATGATAAGAATAAGGCTTTGCCTTTTGGCTTCGTCTTCATTTGGGTTGACTGATTCATTTTTGAATTCATTCATCAACCTTTCCAGCTTGTCTATAAATACGTTCATCATTTAGGTATTAGTATTAATCAAACACTAAACGTGTACGTTTTGTTTAATTATTATATAAATTAAGCTGTTTTTCTTAATTCTGTAAGTAGGTCTGTAATTCCCTCTAACTTGTCTACTGACGATTGAGTATTGTTGTCTATACTTTTCAGTCTCTTGTTAACCATACTCATGAATTCAACCAATACGTTTCGGAAGAGGCTTTCTGCATGGGCTTCTTCCTCCTTTTTCTCATTTGGCGATGAGGCTATAAGCATTTCTCCTTTTCCACGGAGTAGCCATTCAGCGGAAACGTCTGGGAAAGTATCTAGCGTTAGCAAGATTACGTTAGAACTTACGCCCTTAGTGCTTGATAATTGACTATTAAGGGTCGTTTGAGCAACTCCGATTAATCGGCTGAAATCTAATACAGATGCGCTTTTTGCGCTAATTAGTTCCTTAAACCTTTCTGTTAGAGTATTTTCTATCATAATTTCGTTATTTAATATTGTTCTAAATAGCGAAATTTGGAAAACTTTTCCGAAATTTCGTTTGTTGTTTAACTAAAGTTCGTTAGTTTTGCATCCGTAACCAATAAACAACGGTTGCAAACGGATATAAAAATGGCTGTCACGATAAAAACCGTGATTTTGTTCGCACCAAAATTGTTCCAGCGGCAAATATAGTGACTTCCATTTTAATATCCTAAGAATCAGATTAAAAATTAGACGATACGGTTTAGTGGTGTTTACCGTAAGTTATTTAGGATATCAAAATAAAGCTCTTGCTTAGTACCGGCCAAACACCAATTATGTCGGGAACAGCGAGGGCTTTTCTTTTTAAAGGATATGAAAAAAACGGATTGGGTTTTGATAACTTCTGTAGAAATAAGGATATATGGTGCTAAGACACTTGGAAGAGAAGCCCCCAAGGAATACAAGAGAGTAGTATTAGACAAAGGGGCTGTGATATATCAGGACGAAATGCCGGCTAGAATGTATTGGGCAGCATCCGATCCGATAAGAAAGATGTTTGATTTCCTGTTAGGGCTTAAAGAGCGCAAGAGCGCTAACGATACAAGAGGCGATGGAGGAAATCTTATTGGACGTTTCAAGAAGGCTTGGAGAGAGTTTGTCGGAAAGGGTTCTTAATTCATGGTCAAGTTTTTGAAGGTTGGCTTTTAACAGCTCTTCTTCGGCAGTAAAGCCGCCATGACTATATAGGTCAAATGCTTTAGGTTTCATTTTAATCTCGATAGAATCATAAGTTTTCTCCAGTGTGATAAGTCCGATTTCTTCAAAATAATCGTAAATGGATTCAATCACGTCAGGAGGCAGGTTTAAATCTCTTGATTCTTCGTAAAGGTTGGCGGTAATGCCGATGCTGTTAACGGAAATAAGGCTTGAAAGTACTTGATCTTTAATCGTAGAAGTAATAAGTAAATTGCTCATAATAATAGTTTTTTTCGCGAAAGTAAACATTAAAAATAAGATAACAAAGATATGATACCATTAGAAAGACGAATAACGGATGATACCCGGTTGGTAGATTTAACCGTGGGCGAATTGAAAGAGTTGTTTGGCAGCTTGATTCCGAAAGCTGAAATTGCTGTTCCTGCTAAAACGGGGCAGAACTTGGTATATGGCATAAAAGGGATAATGGACCTGTTTCATTGTTCCGAGACTACGGCATACCGCCTTAAGTCGGGCATCATAAAGAAAGCGGTCCGCCAAGTGGGACGAATGATTGTAGTAGATGCTGATATGGCATTGAGCTTATTCACAGAAAAAAGGAGGTGAGATATGGGGCGAGGAAAGAAACGTATTCCAAAGGATTTACAAGAAAAGCTGAATGCGCACGAGGCGAAAGCTGAGATTTACGCACAAGCGATGCTATGTGGTGATTTTGAAAGGAACCGTATCAAATGGGCGTGCGAGCTGTTGGAGATAGCGAGGATACAGAATGAGATAGATGCCAAGGTTAAGGCAAACCACAATCCGGCAAGAAGAGAGAAGTATATATCCATTTAAAATTAAGATTATGAATAAGTTAACAAAATACACATTATTGGTTGTGGCATTGCTTTTATTGCTAGGCATTGCCGGACGATGTGACTATAATGAATCTGTCATATATAACATGCCGGACAACGTGTATCAGGTATTAAAGACAGAGTTGGGCAATCCTTCCGACAGTCGGTTAGTTGACGAGTACATGAGCAACCGTAATCATTGGGATAGTTTGGCGATTGATTATCAATTAAAATAATATAGTTATGCAATCAGTAGAGACCAAAAAGAACGAGGTAAGGGAAATCACATCGGATATCAGACAGATGAAAGGTAAGTACCTAGTTTATGATTTGAAACGTTCATGGAAGGAGGATTTTGTAGACGAAGGTTCGGGTGAGGTGGTGTCAATAGAGCGTAAGGAGCTGATCTACGAAAGAGGAACCCTGTTGCAAGCAGAGGAATTATCAAGAATACAGTTCTTTATGAGCGAGGGTTCGATAAGTGAAGTGGAGGTAAGCAATCAGAAACGTATGTCCTACGAGTTCAAGAACAGACATATTTATCCATATATGGCGCAAGTCGACGTGGAAGATAAGAAAAGAAAATTCTTGATGCTCGCCAGTTCGGTAGATAACGCCTTGGAGATCGTGAAAGATTTTGTAGAGTTGAACTATATCGGAAGATATCAGGTCTCAATGGTGAAGGAGTATGAGAACCATATAATCATAGTAGATACAATGCTCAAAAAACCGCTTGATGATGTGACAAGGCTGGCGCTTGACGAAGAGTTATACTCAAGAGAGGAAAGGGACCAGATCCTAAAAGGGGATGATGAGAATAAACCTGACACATTGAAATTCTACAAGATTAAGGCGAGGGTTTCATATAGTGACGAGGACAATAAGGATGAGATTTTCCAAAGTTTTATAGTGAACACCTATACGGCTGAAAGGGCTATAATGTTGATAAACGATTTCCTGAACCGGGAACAGAACAAGCATGAGAAAGAGGCTGTGGATAAAGGAAACACGTTCAAGCGGAAAGATATTAATGCAGTGATAGAGGAATCGGGAGTAATTCCGGTATATGCCTTTGTCCCGAAAGAGTTTTCGGAAGCATACCAGAGTCAAACATAGGTTTTAGTTTAGGTTTTAGCCGGTGTAGCCTGTGAAGGTGATCCGGCACATGGGGGCTTAGCTCAGTGGCAGAGCGATGGCAGTTAACGGTCAGAGGTAATTAATCTGTTTTTTTTGTTTTGTTTGTGTGTGTTTCCATGATACAGATCGGCAAAGCCATAGGTCACGGGTTCAATTCCCGTAGCTCCCACAACTTCAATAATAGAAGTTTTTATAATCAATACTTAATCAAAAGATATCATGAAAAAGGACGATTTACTGGATTTGACGGAATATGAAATATACCAAAGAATGGATTGCGGTGATAATATAGCTTTGTTTTTCAGGAAAAAGAGCAAAGATTTTCTGCTGGATATCACCGGCGAGACAGAAACCGCCCCAGGAATTGGGGATTTATCCATCTTCTGGGACAAAGGAAAGGAGTGGAAGGCTTACGTAGCACTATTGGTGGACAAGGAATTTGCCGCACAATACCACGAATTTCCATATAAGTCCAGTACACAGGAATGGCACGAGTGTGCGATAAGATTCCGCAATCCGGAACAGTTGAACAAGATTATAAAATATAAGACCAATGTTATCCAAAAAGAAGAAACCGGCAAAAACTAGCAGCACGGCAAATTTGAAAAAGAAACTGGACGCTGTGTTTTCTCAGTATGTCAGATTAAGGGATATGATACCTAACACTACGGTGTTCCGTTGTATCTCGTGCGGTTTTATAAAGCCCATAACACAGGCAGACTGTGGCCATTACATCAACCGCCAGCACATGGCGACACGGTTCAGCGAGACGAACTGCAACGCACAATGTAAAAGCTGCAACCGTTTTGATGAAGGTAATATGCAGGGATACAGGAGAGGCTTGGTGAGGAAGTACGGCGAGAATCAGGTGCTAATACTTGAATCGATGAAATACGAGACAAGGAAATACACTGCATTCGAGTACGAGGTATTAATAGCTCACTACAAGGGTGAGATAGCCCGGATTTTGAAAGAACGAAATTTGACGATACAATGTTTGATCGAATAACCATAAAGGCAAGGATAGATGTGAACGACATAGAGACTATAGTCTTGAAAAACTACCTTAAGGAATGTTCGGAGGATGATGAGATCTACTACAAGTCGTCCGCATACTCCAACTTTGACGGCTGCACTATCGAAATAAGGGGTGACACCTTGAAATGCAGTTGTTCGGTCTGCAAGCTATACCATAAGGGGAAATCGGGCAAGCTGGATAACAGCCGCCCGATGACCTTCCGGATGGCAGTCAGGACAATAGAGGAACTGTTGCTCAGATTGTGCGTGAAAGCGGAGAATGCAATAGTAACCTATTACGAGATAGGGGTTACGATGAAGATGAAACATACGGCTGACGAATATATAAGACTTGTGGACAGCATAGCAGAACGCACCTTATGGAATGATGCCAACTATCAGGAATACAGGCAGAAAACAACCGAGAAGAGCAAGTATTATCGTAAGATACTGAAGATATACGATAAGACATACGAGGCCAAGGAGAAGAAACGGACGGTAGGAAGTAACATCCTTAGAATAGAGACCGTATACAAACATCAGTCCGTACCACTACTGCAATTGGTTGACAACATGTCGCTAAACAAAATGGCCCGTATATTTTACAAGGACTGGTCAGAGATACGGTTTGAGAGGGAGATTATACCTGCTAAAGGTGTCAAGCTATCCCAACTGGATAAAGCCCGTGAGATTCAAAGGATTGGTGTCACGAGATACAAGGAACGGTACAGGGCCATGTATATGGAAGGGAAACTCACGAAGAAGCAGTGGGAAACCTTACGCACGTTTGCTAATTCGTGGGGTGTGGAGAAGAAAAAGTACACGGAAGTGATGGGTGATTTGGAACAGGAATTTAAGGAAAAATTACTAAACTGTTTTCAAGCATCCTCAATCACGCCAATTATTAAAAAATATAACTAATTGATTATCAATTAATTACGGTAAAAGAAAAAGCACCTTATGGGGCGTTGTTAAATAACTGAAAATCAATAAGTTAATAATAAAAAGATTCAAAATTAACAGTTTTCGGCAACTTGTCTTATACTGCCCGAAGGGTAGTCGGGGCGACTTAAAGAAAGCAGTAAAGAAAAAGGAGAAAATATTATGATGTGCGAAATCAAAGGAAGAATCACCGCAGATTTGGGTGTAAGAAGAGGAACCACCCGTCAGGGAACGGATTACGAGATAAGAGAATATCTTATAACTGAACAGACGCAATTTGGAAAATCAATGGCATTCACCATGTTTAGCAATGATGGCCCGATAAAAGAACCGCTTCGTGTTGGCGATGATGTTACAGTATACTTCAATGTTTCCGCCAAAGAATATACGGATAAGGATGGAAAGAAAAAATGGTTTAACAGTGTACAGGCATGGAAGATTCAAAAATAGCTGTGGTGATTAGATGGAATACATGGAATCGTACCACAATAGAGAAGATGGCTAAGAGATTCGGGTTTGAGCCTTATGTGAGCGTGAATCGTAAGACAGGCGCTCTGATAAAAAGGGAGGATATGGATTTGCTTGAGGAATGTGAGAAGCGCGGAATTATCGAAATATCAAAATAACAAAAAAATAAATAATATCATGGAACAGAAATTAAAGACTTATAAAGCGTTTGACAAAGATTTATCTTGTAGAGGGTTTAAGTATGAGGTAGGTAAGGAGTATGAAGAAACAGGCGACATAAAGGCATGTGAGAAAGGTTTTCATGCATGTCCTTACCCTCTGGATGTTTTTGGTTACTATGCGCCAGCCGGGTCAAGGTTTTGTGAGGTTGAACAGAGCGGTAAAATAGACGGTTCAGAAAGTGACAAGGTTTGTTCTTCAAAAATTAGAATAGGCGCTGAGCTTGATATAAGGGGGCTTGTGAAAGCAGCTGTATCTTTTGTCAAGGAACGGTGTACTAACGAGTGTAATGCGGAACCGGGAAAACCTGCCACGGCTGGTGATAGAGGTGCTGCCACGGCTGGTGATAGAGGTGCTGCTACGGCTGGTTATAGTGGTGCTGCCACGGCTGGTTATAGAGGTGCTGCCACGGCTGGTA